GTTTCCACATGCCGCTAATCAAACCTTTCGGTGATTAATCTGCCACAGATTTAGAATCCGTGGACTTTGTTGCGGGTCTCACTCTGTGTTGTACTACCACACACCACCAACCAGAGTCCCTGTGTGCTGCGCCGCAACTGTTGATTGCACTGACGCGGCCCGAGCGCCAGTAGTTTGCGCCGATTTCCTTTCTTTCAATGCAATCACAGTTGCGTACTCTTTGTTATGCTTCACAGCATTACGCCGAGTCTTGCCGTCTTTCCGGCCTGCCAAGATAGAATCACCTCCATCTGCCCACAATGTGGAATCCATTGATACGCTTCACAGCGTTTCTTTGGCTCGGGTTAGCGGCCCGTGTAGGTTTAACTTCACAAAGACAACTCTACTCAAATGCAATCTTTCCGTCAACAACATTTTCGAGCTCGCGCCTTAACATCAGCAAGCAGCCGCTTGGATATGCCTGCCTTGCCAAACCAACCATGATCGCCTTCACTCGCGGATGGCTCATCCGTGGAAGCAACCTAGCGACAGTCTTCCGAATCGCCGTGTTCGGCTTGTTGCGGTGAATCTCTGCTGCAAGCTCGACTGTTACCAGCACATTCAAATATTCCAAAGCCTCGTCATCTTTGGCTGTAACCTGAGAAATATTCATACACCACTCCATAAAGCCAGACCAACAATAAACAGCACAGTCAAAATCACGAACGCGATTGCGTGGATGATTACTTGGCCCATCACTTGCACCATTTCCGCATGGTGCCGCGATTTGCATCAAACAACCGCGCCGCCTCAGTCTGATTTCCGCGAGTGCGAACAAGCATCTGACTCACCATCTCGCGCTTTACCTCTTCGAGGATTTCGTTGTACTTCTTGCCAGCGTTAAGCTGCTCTGCGATGTATGCTTTCATTTCTCTTCATCCTTCATCATAAGATAGACAATCATGGCTGCACGAAGTGGATTGTCATTTCTAACCCTTTCATGTTGCCATCCATAGGCCGGTTGGGCTATCCATTTGCCGCCATCTTGAGGCTCACAGAAAACGTCCGCCATAAGACAAATCAGATTGCTCTCAATTAACGGCCAAGCGTCTGACGGGTTGTTGCACGGGTCGAACACATGCCAGTTGGCTCCATCAGCCCAACTAACAACCCCTCGCTTTTCGTCTCCATGTATTTCCTCGCAATCTTTTTTCTTCCACAACGAAAGTTGCGCAACTGCGCTGTTAATGTAAAAATCTGACATCTTGCTGTAGTCTTTCATATCAATCTCCTAAATTGAATTGAATTTCTCTTTCCACTCGCCAAGCTTTTCTTTTGCAGCCACTGACTTGGGGAATCTCTCTACCCAATTCTCATAGTAAGCAACCATGTCACGGGCAAACTTCTTCTCGCGAGACCAGCGATCCTTTTCCTGCTTCATATCAATCTCCTTTGTCGATGTTGATACTATTACACCAAATCCAGCTTGGTGCAATAGTATTTGTGGTTATTTTTTGGTTAGCTTAGAAAGCACATCCTGACACAGAGAGTCACTACGATTTTGCGCACTCGTCACGACTCGCAGTTCGTGGCTGCTGAGTTCAATTTTCATTCTCACCCATTCTCATCTTCAAGCTCACCCACTTGGTTAAGTTCATTTGAGCCTGTGCATTTCATCCTATGATCCGATGCTTTTGGGCATCTCTTGTTTCCGCACTTTTGGCAAACAACGAACACGGCCAAGCCAAAAATTGATCCATCATTTGTCTCAATGCATTTCCTGCATGAGCACTTACCTTCGTCGTTCATTTCGATAAGTTGATTCACATTAAACCTCTACTTTGATTATGAAACCATCAATTGAATCTGATTTGCTTTCTGGCGTTGAAACAACAACGGCACCAAGTTTCATAAGTGAGTGCAGCATTAGGCTAATACTCATACCGGAGCCAGTTCTGTTTGCTAGGCGCGATAGGCGGGACTTGCTCACACCAAGTATTTCGGCTGCCTTCTCCCTGCCTACTTGATTGATGGACTTGGACAGCAGCATGGCAAAGTAAGCCTCGATGCGCATTACATCTGCCCTGTCTTTGTCATCTGTGAGTAACTCGAATGGATTGTTCATAATGCACCTCTCTGTGAATGATAGGTGCATTATGGCTTGCGTTTACTTATTTGGCAATAAGTTTATTTGGCATTGTTTATAATCTCGACTACTCGCGCATAAATGCGCTGGTCGATTTCGTCCATGAGGGGCTTTAGCTCGAGCGCCAACTCTAGCTTTCTGGCTCTCCATGCCAGATGGGCATCCTCTGGGGTTTTGAATCCAGTAATTTCCTCTCTACTGCCATTTGCCGGGTTTCTACACCTAGATCTAAATGAGTTACTTTTCTTGTGATAGTCAACACCAATTGGGAATTCACCCCTTGTTGAGTCACAGCCAATCGTAAAGGTATTAAGCCATGATGGGATGTAGATGCAGCTTTCTGGTGAGTATTCTTTATTTCTAAATCCAATTATATCCTTGTCCAAATGCCACCCATCAACGTTATTTACAATCCACCAAGATCTAAATTCCATAAATCTAAGCCATTCATTGCAAACTATGACATCTTTATATGTTGTCTGTGACGCCTGAACGCTTTTTGAATAACACCTGGATACCATTGAGTGCCATGCCTTGTATGCTGGGCATAGAACATCAACACCATTAACTCTCTTTGATACGTTATAATCAGAATCATTTATGCATGATCCATACAAAACAGTTTCTTTTCTGTTTGCCTTTCTTTCTTTTCTGATTAAATCCGATAACAGCGAATTGTTCATAAAACCCCACAGAAGGTTGTCACAGGGAATTGTGCTGGAGGCGAGCCCTGTGAAGCTCGTTTTCGACCGCTAAATCTATCCAGCAATATAATTATATTTAAAATCTAAGAAACATCAAGCCACTGATCTCCATACTTGAACCCCATAATCTCTAAAATGGCATCCATTTCTGAAATAAATTTAGGGATCGCATCTTCTAATTTCCTGAAAATCTCATCGCGTGGATACTGAGGAATGACAACAAGTCGATTATCAGCGCAGCCTCTAAACTCATTATGATATGAGCAGAAATCCCAATTTTGATATCCGGTCACATACATAGAGAATTGACACTGAATGTCATATTCAGGCTTTATTTCACCTTTCAGCTTTGCCCGCAAATGCACTGAGTCGGTGACTGGGTTTTTAATCTCAAGTCCACATAGATCTGTTAATCCGTCAGGGCTGCAACCAACTCGCAACGATTCGTCCTTGTAGATGAACCCGCACTGTTCAACGCGCTCAAACTTTAACGCCTCGTATGCCTCACGCGCTACAGGCTCCCATAGGTGACCCCACTCAGCTTGTTTGAATGAGGCGTTATCTCTTGGCTTTCCACGGCAAATCTCACCAACGAGATCGAGCATGTAATTCTCTTTCATAAGTGAAGGGATTCTTGGCAAAGAATCTCGCACAAAGTCGATGCACTTTGCCTTTGTGCCAATGAATTCCTTTCCTTGGAAAATTACGATATTTTCTCCGCGCTTGCTACCTTCAATGATTTTTATGTCTTCAGGCAGCGGCGCCCTTGCATCCTCCATTAAAAGAATTTCTGCATTTGACGCGCTAATAACTCCAAGCCTAGATCGCTTCCATTCTTCCGTTCCCTGCTCTATCTCAAATGTGTTAATGCCAAGAATGTTATTTTCGTAAATCATTTCATAGCCTCCAGCTTGCGAGCGAATCCTTGTAATTCAGCGTCAGATAAGTCGTCAATGGCTTTAACTTCACGTTTAACCATCTTTGACGCCCACTCAAGGAATGATTGCATCGCCTTTCCTTGACGCTCCAGTGATGCTTTTATTGAATCAATCGGGTTGATGATGATTTCAGGCTTTTGATCCCCTTGCTTCTGGTTATTGAATGAAATGCCTTCCTCGCCTTCGGTATTCAGCAGATCAATTGCGGTATTTAGGCGATCAACTTTCGGCCAGTACTTAGACGCCCGCTTGATAACTGTCTTTCTCACCATCTCAAAATAGTCGGTGATCCAAGGCCCCTTCCCTGATTTTCCAGACTCTGATCGCCTCTTTATTTGATTTACTTCATCAATCGTCATTTCTTCGGTTAGATATGCGCCTGTATTGGTTCTGACAACACAATAAACGCCAACCAGGTTACCGCGATCACCAAACGTGTTTGACTTATGAACTGGCGGCTTATCAATCCCGACATTTTCATAAACATCTTTTTCATAGACTAGCTTTGCTTGGCCGAACTCAATTGATCCGGTTGACATCGCAAGGTGAAGTAACCCCATGTAGGAAATGTCTAGGCAGATTGAGCCTTTTCGCGGGACTAAATAGGCGTGTTTATTTGCCGGATTAAGGCTGATACCGATAGCCGAAGCATTGCGCAAAGCATTCTGAACGGATACCGGATTACCCAATGCGATCTTGAGCGCAAAATCATTGGCATACAGCAGCTGCATCGCATAGTTTGCCTCAGCTCCGAAATCAACATCGTTATGACGTGCAATTAACTTTGTGCATTCTTGCTCCACCGATGAGACGACATTCTCTATTGTTAGTTGGTTGCTCATTGTTTTTGCTCCTTGTTATTGATTTATTAATTGATTCAGTTTTTCAGTGACCCACTCAAACTCCTCTCTTACTGCAAACGGATCTTCGCTGCCATCAACATAAACGTGCGTGTAGATCTTCTTGCTTTCATGTGTTCCAGATAGCTGAGTGCTTTTTACGCAAAGGATAGCTGAGATTTTATTTACTGGAATTGCAATTTCTCCACAAAGACAACTCAAAAACATTAACTTACTCATATCAATACTCCTTGTTAGTGTTCGCTAACTATAAATCACAAAAAACAATAAATCAACTATTGATATGCAAATGTTTTGGTATTATGCTTATCGAAACAAACAAAAGGAATTACCATGAATCTTAAAAAATCAATCAAACAGGCCTGTTTAAATGAAAATATTAACCAAGTTGAACTCGCTGATCGTCTTGGAATAAAACCACAGCAACTGTCAGCAATAATGTCTAGGGGGTCAACATCAATCGCAATGCTTGTCAGTATCGCGTCTGAACTAAAAATGAAAGTTTCTGAATTCATAGCGCTTGGAGAGTAGCCATGAATAACACAGAAAACAAATTCAAGCATGAAGGTGTTTGGTATATCGCAGTTGAGCAGGGCGGATGCAGAAATTGCACATTCAAAGTGGGAAAAAATGGATGCAAAGTTACATTTAAAAGCATTCCAGCGTGCAGAAAAGAGGAAAGAAAAGATAACCGATCTGTAATTTTCGTAGAAAGCGATGCTGATAATTTTGGGGATGAAGAATGCACATAGGAAACACAATCAGCGCCATGTTTGCTGAGTCAGAAAAAAAGAAGGTTGATTTTGCTGATCGTTATTACAAAAACATACTCGCAGTTCACCGGCAACTATCTAAGCCGCACATGAATACACATATCGTGTGCCAGTATGCAGATTTCTTCGGAGTGACAGCATCATCAATCATGGAAATTAATCCAGCAACAAAACTGATCGAAATGGCTCTAACAAGCAATGCTGATATCGACAAATTAGAGCGATTAATGGCAATGCAAGCAGCATGGGAAGATAAAACAGCAAAGAAAGATTTCCTTGATGCGCTGTCTAAGTTTCAAAGCAAATGCCCAGACATTAAAAAAATGAAGCAAGGCCATAACTACAAATACGCGCCATTATCTGACATCGTTAGTCAGACAAGAGAGCTGATATCTGAGTGTGGACTATCATATCGATTTGAGCAGGATCACAACAATGGATTAATTAAAGTAACTTGCATTTTGAGCCACTCATCTGGGCATTGTGAAAAAAACACAATGGTTTCAAATCCTGATACGTCAGGCAGTAAAAATGCAATTCAAGCTATTGGATCTGCAGTTCAGTACATGATGCGATACACGTTTATCGGCGCGCTTGGCATTACGACAGCGGATGAGGATATGGACGGGCGTCTTCCGGTGGATAATAAGGCTCCAGCGCAAGAACTCATGATCAGCCAAGATGTTGAGTTGAAAATAAAATCACTGATCGCAGAGAAAGGAAAAAACGAGCTAGGTTTTCTTTCCTATGTCGGGAAAGCGTGGAAGCGAGACATCCAATCTGTTTCAGATATGAGCATGAAAGAGGCTGATTGGGCTGTTCGCTATTTGGAGCAAGTAAAATGAGAACATACGAAGATCTGATCCGTGAGCTTGGAACTAAGGCAGAAGTCGAGCAGGGTAGTGATGAATGGCGATTCATGCGCCTAGGCGTTGCTAGTGCATCAAAAGCTAAAGAGTTTTTATCTGGTCGTGATACTGCTACATATCAAACTTACTTATGCGAGAAAGTGGCAGAGATTGCCACTGGATCACTGGCTGAGCAAATCAACTCAAAAGCTTTATCGTGGGGAAAGGATAACGAAGACACCGCCCGGGCTGCATATGAATTTGAGACCGGGCATATTATTAAGCAGATCCCGTTCATTTACCGCGATGAGCTGAAATATTTTGGGTGCTCACCGGACGGGATAACGGATGATGCGCACGGGCTTGAGTTGAAGTGCCCATTCTCATCAACTGTCTTTGTTCAGTTCAAGTGCAACGACAAAATCAAAAAAGAATATGAGCTTCAATGTCAGTTCAGTATGTGGGTGTCTGGCCGTGAATCGTGGGACTTTGCAAACTACGATCCGAGAATGCGATCTAATCCTCTGCATTTTGTGACCATAGAGCGCGATAGCAAGATTATGGAGCAATTCGACAAGCGAGCCGATGAATGGGTT